TTTGGTGGTAATAATGATGCGAGTATGTATCATAATGATTCTCATTTCTTTATTGATAATACTAAAGGTCATATGTATATTCAGAATGGTGGTTCTAATGATAATTCAAATATCTATATTAGAGCCAGAGATGGTGAAGATAGTATAATTATTGAAGATGATGGTCGAGTTATATTGTATCATGATGATTCTTGGAGACTTCAAACTACTAGTTCTGGAGTCTCAATAAATGGTACAACAACTTCAACTGCATTCTCAGGGCCTTTAACAGGTAATGTTACTGGTAATGTTACTGGTAATTTAACTGGTACTGCATCAAATGCTGATAAACTTGATAATATTGATAGTGCAAGTTTCTTAAGATCTGATGATGCTGATACCTCTAGTCAAAGGATTACATTTGCTGCTAATAGCACTCATAATTGGGATGGTATTAATACTACAACTGGTTCACGAGGTTGTATAGAAATTTATAATAATGGTTCTGGTAATGATGCCTTTATGGCATTCCACGTTGGTTCAGATTATGCATGTTATTTCGGACTTGATGGAGGTACTAATAAACTATCCGTAGGTGGATGGTCGATGGGTGCTGCTAGTTATGCAATCTATCATGAAGGTAATAATCCATCATTTAGTCAACTAGGAATTACAGCTGCTAATATTAATGCACTTGGTATAAATGCACAAAAAGTTGATGATATTGAGGGTGCAAGCTTATTAAGATCGGATCAAGATGATTCGTTTAGTGGAGCCATTTGGTCAACATCTAGACATAACGGAATATTTGGAACTTACGATTCTTACAAAACCGATTCTATTTGGTCTATGGGTACTGGTTACAAGAACCATTCCTCTGGAACAAACTTCGGAAACCTATATGGACTGGCTTATAAGCATACAAATAACACCACTGGCGGCACTATGGGTGGCAGTCATCAAATGGTTTGGTGTGCAAATGGAGTGCCTAATGGAGCTATAGGTAGTACTTGTGTTTGGCACAGTTCTGCAATGAAGGTTACGTCAAGTAACCATACTGTTTGGCACGTAGGTAATGACGGCCCTGCTTCTGGATTAAATGCTGATTTATTAGATAATCAGCATGGTTCTTACTATAGAAATGCTAGTAACATAAATGCTGGAACAATTCATCAGAATTATCTTGGAACTAGTGGTACTAGAAGTAGTACTTATTTCCTAGCTGGTGATAATGTTTGGAGGCAAGTTGTAACAGATCTTGTAAATGATACATCACCACAATTAGGTGGCCACCTTGCTTCTAATGGTAAGAATATTAGTTTTGCTGATTCTACTACGTTTGGTACTGATGATACATTACAATTTGGTGCTAGTAATGATTTACAAATATTCCACGGTGCTAGTAATGCAGGTACATATGCAAATACTAATGTGATAAAAACTCAGGGTAGTAATGATACCTTGTTAATTGAGATTGGTAGTACAAGTGATGCAAACTTCGCACTTAATAATAGATATGGTTCTTCTTCAGGAAGTATCCGTAACATGATTGTAGCGTCAGGTGCTGGATCTGTTAAACTTTATAATAATGGATCTAAGAAATTAGAAACTCAGAGTGATGGCGTTGATATTACAGGAAAAATTGATTGTAGTGCTTCGGGATCAAAAATACCTGCAGCTGATGTAACAAGTGGTGTTACTAAGGTATATGCTGAAACTAGTAATAATAATATTGCTAAACACGCAAGTGCTGCTGCGATACGTACTTTCTTAAATGTTGCAGATGGTGCAAATAATACTAGTCCTTTCTCAGTAAATCATCAAACCTTTACAGGTAATGGAACTTGGAACAAACCATCATCAGGTACTTTTGCAATTATCTTCTGTCGTGGAGGTGGCGGCGGCGGTTCTAAATCTTACTTAAATTATGCTGGCGGTGCTGGCGGCGGTGGCGGTGCTTGTGCGTTTATGATTAAAACTTTAAGTTCTATGTCTTCTAGTTACTCTATTAGTATAGGTGGTGGAGGTAATGGTGCTTCTGGAACTTATTATGCTAGTGGTAATAATGGTGGAGGCTCTTCTGTTGGAAGTCTTATTACAGCTCATGGAGGCGAAGCTGGTACTTGCACAAGTAGTAATAATAATACTGCAGGAGATGGAGGAGGATTCTGGGGTCAGGGGCCTGGTTATTTTGGAGGACAAGGAGGAAATCGTTCATGGCAGAGTGATGGTAGTGATGATGGTGGAACTAATGTCTACGAAAACCTTAAAGATCGTAATTCTGACTTTGGTGGTGGTGGAGGAGGTAATCATGGTAATGCCAATGCTAAAAATGGAGGCTCCTCTATCTGGGGTGGCGGTGGAGGTGGTAGTTCCCAAGGTGGATCTGGTGGAAATAGTGTAAATGGTGGTGCTGGCGGTGCTGGAGGAACTAATGGTAGTGCTGGGTCTATTCCAAGTGGTGGCGGCGGTGGCGGCCGTGGTGGTGGTAGTGGAGCATCTGGAGCCAGAGGACAGGTTGATATATATGTAATTTAGTGAGTGAACATCATTTAACTGGAATACATAAAGCACACCTGTTTAAACCTCATTTCGGTGATTGGAGTCTTAATGGGGATACTGGAGTTATCTTTTTAAAGGAACTTACACCATTTTTAACGAAAGATCGATTAAAAAGGATAAAAATTGACGAAATAGGATGGAAGGGAAAACATTGGACTAATGAAGAGTCCATAAATTGTAGATGTTGTAATGGTGAAAGATATGAAAAATGTGATACTGATTTTGCAGGTATTGTTGCTATAGACACTCCTAATCCTTACTCAAAAAAATATAGAATGATTGATGGAAAACATAGAATAAGGAAGATGCAAAATAATGGCATTACATATGGTTCATTTTATGTTTTTACTTATAAAGAGATTAAATCTTTTTTGAAGAAGGGGTCAACCTATACCCAAAACTAAAACGATTAGTATGACTTCCTACACAATGCCAAAAATAAGGTGGTTCTGACGGTATTGAAAAACGACGAATGGTAATACCTTTATTATCATAATCAGTGATGATATTTCCATCTTTGTAATATCTAAAGAAAGACTGTTTATCTTCTTCCGCAAAAGTTATATAGAGTCTGTCTTCCGACTTGTCGTGATTTGTATGCCATCCCATAAAACCATTTTTAGGGTAATAAAAACATCCACTTTGATGAATTTCGTGGTTGGGAAAAATATCTGTTAATATTTTTGTTAAAGATAATCTGGGATATTTTTTTCCTTGCTTTAGGGATATTTTTCTAGATACTCTTGAATATGGATTTGGATCATCTATTACTTGTTTTAGATGTTCATCGGAGATATAAGACAACCAATCAGAGTAATAGTCATCCTCTTCCTTTGATTGAAGTGCTAGATCTTTTATACGTGCAATATCTTTGTTGACAGATTGTTCTATTTCATTGAATTGAGATAAAGGCAAAAAATTTCTGTTGAATGTCATTAATAGTCTGTATATTCAGAAGTATCTATCTTGGTAGAATATTCCGTATAAATAATATGAACCGATAGATATCGGTGATTACGGTATATACCATCAGAGGAGCCAAATGGCATCAAATATTAAGTTTAAGAGATCGTCTGTACAAAACCGAGTACCAACTACTGCACAACTGGAACTTGGAGAATTAGCCTTAAACACCTATGATGGTAAATTATA